GAACATGGCGGTGATGATCCACATGAAGAGGCTCACTTCGCGGGCACGGCCGGAAAGGAGCTTCACGGCGGCGTAGCTGACGAAGCCGAACCCGAAACCGCTGGCGATGCTGTAGGTCAGCGGCATCATGATGATGGTCATGAAGGCCGGGAAGCCTTCGGTAAAGTCATTGAAGTCGATGTTCATCACTTCCATCATCATGAGCGCGCCCACGATGAGCAACGCCGGAGCCGTGGCGAAAGCGGGCACAAGGCCGATGAGCGGGGCGAACACCAGAGAGGCGGCGAACAGGACCGCCACGGTCAACGCGGTCAGGCCGGTGCGGCCGCCCTGCGAAATGCCCGCGGCGCTTTCCACATAGCTGGTGACGGTGGACGTACCGAGGAAGCTGCTGACCACCGTGCCGACGGAGTCGGTGACCAGCGCCTTGTCGAGGTTCTCGATGTGGCCCTTGTCATCCATCAGCCGGGCTTTGCGGGAGAGGCCGATGAGCGTCCCCATGTTGTCGAACAGCTCGACGATGGTGAAGGTGAAGATGATCGAAATGATACCGTACTTGAGCGCGCCCATGATGTCGAGCTGCATGAGCGTGGGGGCGAGGCTCGGGAGGGAGAAACTCATAACGCTGTCGATCCCGGAAGGGGCCGGAGATACGCCGAATACCATGCCGAGCACGGCGGTCACGAGGATGCCGATGAGCAGGCTCCCCTGGACGTTACGGGCCATGAGCCCCGCCGTGAGCATGAGGCCGCAACAGGCCAGCAACGGGCCGGGTTGGGTGACATGGCCGAGGGCGACCACTGTAGCGTCGTTCTTTACCACGATGCCCGCGTTCTGGAGCCCGATGAAGGCGATGAACATGCCGATGCCGACGACGATGGCATACTTGAGGTTCATGGGCACGGCATCAATGAGCAGCTGGCGGACGTGCGTAACCGTCAGCAGCAGGAACACGATGCCGGAGAAGAACACCGCACCGAGGGCCACGGTCCAGTGCAGGCCGAGGACGCCGCAGACGTAGTAGGCGAAGAAGGCGTTCAACCCCATGCCGGGGGCCACGGCCACAGGGAAATTGGCCCAGAGGCCCATGGCGGCGCTGCCGATGACCGCGGACCAGACGGTTGCTGCAATGGCGGCTTCCTTGGGGATACCCGCGTCCGCGAGGATGCTCGGATTGACGAAAATGATGTAAGCCATAGCGACGAAGGTGGTCAGGCCGGCGAGGATTTCCGTTTTGACGGTCGTTCCTTTTTCGCTCAGCTTGAAAACCCGTTCCAGTATGCCTTTTGTCTGGGCCATGGGCGTTCCCCGGTGGTTGAATGGTTTCGGATGATTCCCCCTAAAACAGACAACCCCTGTACATGGGAATCATGCTTAAAACAACAGTGTGTAAAAGTTGTTTGTTAACCATTGGTTATTGACGAACTGAACATCCATCTTTAAGTTGCCACATATTTTCTGCCACATATTTAGGTTCAGGGATAGCCTCAATTGCGGCAATTTTTTGAGAGTTGAGGACATGCTGATAGTGTTTCAAAACCATTGTAAGGCTGGCGTGCCCCATGAGCTTTGCAACCGTCCCGATGTCTGCACCTGCGGCGATAGCTTCGGTAGCAAAGGCATGTCTTAGATCGTAGGGACGTATCTTTCTTGATATTCCAGCACGCCTGAGAGCGGCTTTCCAACCCTCATGTATGGTTCTAATGGGCTTTCCTCTGAAATGGATAACTTGATTGACTCCTAATTCTTTATCAGCATCACGCCACGACCGCAATTCATCTATCAATGTTTTTCTTATCGGGATATCACGGATGGGTTCTTTTCTATTTTTCTTTGCAGCATGTAGATGAATCACACTATTTTCAATGTCTACATCGGACCATTTTAAACTGAAAAGCTCTGATGGACCTACTCTAATACCCATTTGTGAACCAAGTATGATCACGCGCCGCACATGCTCATTGGCGTGTGCGAATATCAAGGCAATTTCATGTTGTGTCGGTGGTACAAAATGTTCATATTCAACATGCGGCAAAGTTGGGATTCTTGGCATTTCTCTGATGAGTTCATTTTGATATGCCCATCTAATTATGGAAATAACCGGACTTACATAACGCCTGATAGTTGCTGTTTTGATTCTGCGTGATAGAAAATACTCGACGAGGGTTTTAAGTTTTGTACTATCAATCTCATGAATGGGTATATCACACATGAATGGCATAGCCGGTTTCATATTTGCCAAATGTCTGTTTAATGCCTTTTCCGAAAAGTGTTTTTCTTTTAGAAATAAATAATATACGGACTCAAATGTGTGTTCCTGATTCGTCTCAGAAACTTCGTCCTTACGGAATGAATCTCTTTCATACTTAAGCTGATACTTCTTGAGGGCATCTTGCTTCTTTGCTTCCTCCTCCGTTTCGACGTAAAGTGATTCTCGCTTGAGGGTGAACGGGTTGTTCCAGTACACTTCCCACGGCTTTCTACGGCCTTTCCTCTGTCTGATAGCCATACTGAATAGCTCCTGAGCAAAGGAGGCCGCTCCAGCTGCTACTGGACGGCCCCCATATTGAACTCTGCTAAAAGTTCCTTGGCGGATTTTCCGATGACGCACCCTGATGTTTTGGTCTGTCTTCGTCGCCTTGGAACTCCTGCCTTTGCCTGAGCCTCAGCATGTAATGTGTCGATCACCGTCATAACGGCCCGACGATGCCAGCGCAAGCCGTTTCCGCGTCCACGTCCCAGATCGACAGGCTGCACGCCGTGGGAGCGTAGCAAGTTGAGTGAACGTGTAATCCCCATTCCCATGAGTTCGGATGCCTGTTCTGTAGTCAAAAGTGTTGGCTCCATTTTCTTTCCTCCTACGCAGCCCGCTCGTACACCCGCGTCCCGATCTCAGCTATCTGCGGGTCGACCTTTTCGAGCGCATTACACAGCGTGGTCAGCGTCTTGAGCAGGTTGTGCCAGTGAAGGCCTCGGAAGTAGACAGGGCAGGTGTTCCGGCAGTCCTCAAGGAAGGTCAGCCCGGCCCACATCCCGGCGGCCCATTGCGTCCAGCGGGAAGCGTCGCCGGAAGCCGCCTGAATGTCCCCAACGTGCCCGGCAAGGATATGGAACCGGGCATCCAGATCCCGTTTCGCGCCTGCGGAGAGCCTGCGCTTCTGCGTGTCGTCCGCGCATCGGTCGATCCAGCGGTTGACCTTCTCGACCTGCTTTCCGAGGTCGCCAAGCTGCGCCAGCATTTCCGGCTTGAGGAAAGAAATCGCCACGGTGATCATGGACAGGGCCAGAACACAGCGGGTGTGCTGGATGGCCTCGTTTGGGTACGGGATTACGGGGTTGATGGGTCTTCGCATGTTCTCCTCCAGAAAAGGAAAAGCCCCTTTCGGGGCTATTTCGGTTCGTGCTTGTCGGCGGGGACGCATACGGCTATCACTGTATGATTTATCCCGTGTTGCGTCATTATATACTTGGCCTGTTCTGTACACTGGAACATGCTATTCTGCGGATACTCTCGGGTGTACTCCGAGTGCCTTGCGGATTGCCCCTCAATGGCGAGAGGGGAGACGATCACGGTCACGATGAGCGTTACTTCTGCTACTGCCACGGCTATTCCTTCGGTTCGCGTGGTTCGGGGATGGGGCCTGCCCATTGTCCATGCAGAGTGGACATCCAGTTACCAACACCTCCAATCACGGCATATAAGTCGTTCATTTTACGAGAGTCATGCTTGATCCATGCGATGCGGATGCCATATTCACCCTTGAACCAGTACCATCCCGACACCTTCGGCGGCTCGTTCGTCCACGTCAGCGCGCGAGGGAGGGCGTTCCATTGTCTGACAGCATATTCCGCGTTAACCTTTGGAGCGCAAGGGCCACACATCCCGCACGCAGTACAGAATACGTAGGCTCTCGTATCTACTCTCATGACCACATCGGAAGCCACACACGCCGGGCACGGTAGCAACGTCAGTTCTTCGGACATGATTCCTCCGCATTCTTGATATCTACCCATTCGTCATATCCGGGATGTGCATCACAGAGCGCCTTCATCTTTTCGGGAAGCTCATTGTATGGTATGAAAACATTCCTGAACTCTTCATCTGTCATAAAGCCATATTCAGGCGGTGTCCGGTCATGCCAAACAAGCCAACTACCATCTGCAACGGAGAAGATTTCGCCATCAATGCTTCCTAAGTGAATGCCAGGCGGCATCCCCGGTTCGCAATGCAGTTGCATGGCGTATACCATCTTGGCGATGTTCTGGACGGATAATGCCTTGATGTAATTGTCGTTCATCTCCCTTCCTCCACGGCCTCGCGTGCGGCCTCCATAAGTCCATACAGGCTTCCGTAATTACTAGCCGTTCCGTTAAATGCTACAGCGGCTATCCAAAGATTGGACTGTTCCAGCAAATACGCCTTCCGCTCCGCTGTTTCCAGTTGAGCCTTGACCTGTTTGTCTGCTTCATCGCAATCGTCAATGTGACCAGAACCGCCACACCAAGGGCAGTTATATCTTTCGGTAAATTCTTCTTCGGTCATGTGAGTATGACCGGGCAACGGCGACGGAATTTCCCCTTCCCATGCTGCGGCTGCTACTTCTGACATGGTGACGGCGTGTTTACGTGCTAGTTCCAGTTCCCGGCACAGCCTGAAAATGGTAGCCGCTGACCCCATCTCGTCGAGCGCCCCGGGATCTCCGAGCATGTCGCCAATGGCTGCGTTTCGGATGCGGGCGAGTTCTTCGGTGGTGATCATTCTTCCGGCTCCGTAGCTTGATATGCGTCTTGAAGGACTTCTTCCGGCGCCCTTATCACCCATTTTCCTGAGCAAGAAATCTCGCCGCTTGCCTCTTCGGATAAGTATTTCACCATTTTAACCATCCTCGGCACGGCGTTGCACGCGGCGACGATGTAGGCGGCGTTATCCGGTTCTGTGGACATGTATTTCATCCGGCAGATGATGCGCTCTTCTTTATCGGTGATGTAGTATTCTTCTTCATCCTCTCCAAAAAAGAGTTTCTTCCTGAGATAATAGGGCGGCATGATCGCCGCCTTCCTCAGCCGTTCAAGCTCGTCAAGCCATTCCTGTGCGGTCATTCCGCTATGTCCTCCCACATTTGATCAGTAACAAGACAACACCATCCGTCAGGCGTGGGCCAGAATGGGCAACAGCCATTTTCCACTGGGCACGCACCACGGCGGCATCGTTCGGCAAGCTGTACTGGGGTGAAGTCTTTGTACTCTGGCAGTACGTCCTCATTCCACCAATCAGCCGGGGTGACTTTTCGGCATCCCTTCATCATCTTGCAGTGCTCACCGCCTCCCGCTGGGCACCCGGACTGTCCCTCGCTGTGCGCGCATAGATAAGCGCGTATCAGAGCCCGTTTGGAATACTTTTCAAGATGTTCTATCTTCATCCTTCTTCTCCCGCTCACTGTTCAACACTTCTTCCCAAGCTTGAGGCGTTACCCGTCCGCAATCTTTGCATCCTCTCACCCGACAATACGGGTCGGGACATTCCACGATGGGTACTGTCACATATGCCCGGCACATATACGCCCGTGCAATTGCCTCTTTTGAGCACTGCATAATGGATTCAAGGGAGGTTTCACTCATTGTCCATCTCCTCTTCAACGGTGATACGAGCTCTTTTCAGACGGCACCATCTGCACGAAAATGCGCTTCCATCGTCTTCGGTAAAGTAAGGACAATCATCAAGGTCAGCGTTTTCGGGAAGAGGACAAGGCTCTTTCAGTGTAAGTTTTTCCGCCACTCTCGCCTCGAACTCGGCGGCATCGCGGTAGAGGGGTTCAATGCCGTATTCTTTGGGTACAAATTCTTTCTTATCGCTGCACCAAAAGCAAATACCCTCAATAGTTTCGGCCCCGCTGTAATATAAACAACGCAAACATTTATCGCTTCGGTTCTCCAGCCACTTCCTTTCCTTTTCCGTCAGCATATTTCACCCCCGCGCGTTGTTCATGCAGCCGCGCCCCTGCACACCATCCAGACCACCCACACGAAAAAGGCGACCCACACCCACGTGAGCCGCCTTTCCCATTTCGTCATTTTCTCTTTGCCTTTTGCTTTTCGATGTATTTTGCAATCCTTCGCTCTGGAGATCGGCAAAAGTTCTTTAAGCGTTCAAGCTCTCTTTTTGCATCCTCATCGTCATCTTTAAGCCCTGTTCCACCACAATGAGGACATTCCTCATCAAAATAACGATATTGCTTTTTGAACTGCTTATACGACCACCACGTTGCAAAATCGTCGTATACAATCCAAACCCATATCTCGCGAAGTATTGAAAATATTGCCTGTGTAAGACAATATACAAGGAAAAGAACAATTGCTGAGCATACAGCAATCCAAAAAACTGCTCCTGTCCAGTGTAGCAATATGTCTAGCGTCATTCGTCCACCTTTTCAAGTAATGCGACATGGGGTCGGTAGAACTTTCCTACGCCACCAGTTTTTGATGGGACGCGAACGATATAGGACACATGATCCCGAGGGTAGCCAAGATGAGGTGTCCTTCTCCCATATTTCTCAGCTACCCTCGTAGCATATATCTGAGGATTCCCGCCCGCAGGTATGACGGATTCAACAATCCCCTTTTTTTCTTTCCAATATCCATTTGCGGAAGAAGCCCACTGTACCGTATCGCCAACCTTGAAGTTTTCCATATTACTCCGCCTTTTCCGTCCATTTATCGCAGATTGCCAGAGCGCCAGTCTTCCAACCATTGAGCGCACAGCGGGAACCTGCAAGGTACGATGTACCGTAGTAGCTCTTTTTCTCGATGCGCTCGATATGCTTGCAATTCGCGCAATTCTTTGTCGGCGCATGTTTCTGCCAGTTTACGCTATTTTTTGTGATTCTTGGCATATCATCCCGCGTGCTTCGTATGCGCGGCCCACGGTTTGGGGTATGAAAAGCCCCGCCGGGGGAGGGCGGGGCGTGGGGTGCTTCAATATTGAGGTAACTGTCCGATCTTTTGGAGATAGTTATATCGAGAGCAAACGCTATGCAGGTCGTGTGCGGGAATATACGCTGCACATCCTTCGCGTTTTTCCCCGGTTGCTTTCAACGGACAATCCGCGAAATATGTCCCTTCACCATCGCAGTGTTCGCAGCTTGTGCATTTTCCGATAATGCTGTCGATCTCGTAACCGTGTATTTCTTCAAAATCACATACAAATTCTTCCACATAAGCATTGTCTTTACAGTCATCAAGGCATCTTTCTGCTTGCTGATATGTAAGATACTCTTTATGACATATCGGACAAACATATTTTTTTACTTTCATACTTTCTCAGCAATCCTCAGCTTGCTTGCGGGAACTGTCCATTTCCCTTCGTAGCCGTACACGGTGACGTACATAGCCTTGCGTCCCTTCCCGAAATCACGGGGATATGGGGCTGTGGAGGCCGTCACGGTGACGGTTTGGCGTTCGCCGCCTACCTTTGCTCGGTAGAGGAAACGACGCCCCGGAATTATCGATGCCAAATCAGGACATTTTAGTCTGATGTCGGGGAGGGCGTCGGTGTCGGGCATGGCGTTACTCCGTTGAACTCTTTCAATGTTCCGTCGCTCCATATGACTCTGTGGGTGTTGTTCTCAGAGTCTACAATGACGAACACGATATCCTTCTTCTGCTTCTCTGAAAGTATCCCGCTCATCTCACCAGACCTATACGCAAGATGCATACAGAAAAAGAACATGATGAGCGCGTAAAACATCCCCATAAATTTTGAGTTCATGAATTTTGCGAAGGAGCTATTCATGGTTGCCCTTATTCTTAAGTTCCTTCATCAGCTTATACAGGAGGGGCGCTTTACCGTCTTCTCTGTCGCGTTCATCTTCATAAAGACGTGTCAGTTCATCCCACTGTTCGACAAAGGGTTTCCATTTCGGGAATCTTTCCGCAACTTCATGTAAGCGTTGCTTCCATTCCGGTATGAACTTGAGCAAGAGATAACAGCGTCGGAAATCAGACGGGTCATGAGGTACATCGTATCTAAACCATGAAGGACTGGTATTGAAAACCTCGTTGTCGACCATCCCGGTTAAGACTGCGTGAATCGTTTTAGAAGAAATTCCGGTTTCTCCGTTGGCTAACCACATTTGTTCCCGCCATTGCTGTGGAAGCGAAAGTACCTCAGCCGTGTAATCCCCGTACAAATCAACGCTCACAGTTCACCGCCTCCCGCAGTTCCTTTCCCGGCCTGAACTTCACGGCCTTGTGCGCGGGAATGGGGATGCTTTCCCCGGTGCGCGGATTGCGGCCTTGGCGGGCGGGAACGTCCACGACTTCGAACACGCCGAAGCCCTGAATTTTCAGGGAGCCGTATTCAACGATAGCCCGTTGGAGCGTATCCAATACCTGATTGACGACACGTTCGGTCATCATGATCGAGTTCATGGTGCCCGTGGTATCGGACTCTCGAACCATTATGACGAAATCAGATTTGTTCATGGCCTTACCTCAAAAGAAAGGCCCGGTGGTGAGCCGGGCCGGGGTGGTTAGAAGGGTGGTTCATCATAGGGAAAAGGCTGACCGTAGGTATTGGCTTCCGGTGGGGTCTGATTCTTCCCCTTTTCCGCTTCTCCGGTTACAGGGCCGTCAGTGATAAATTCCTTACCTGATTTGATCTGTACATATTCTTCTTTGTCCGGGGTGATGATCGATGTGATATAGTTGTTCCAGTACTTTTTCCCGTCCTTTTCGTAAAACTCTTTGCTGATACCGAGTTTTGCGGGAAATTCCATATCTTGCATATCCGTCCACTCGGCAAGCTGACGTCCTCGTATCGAACGATCGTCAGTGGCTTTTGGGTTGATTCCCCGATGGGCTTCAATAATGGCTCGTATCTGTGCTCCTGAGCGATTGCAGGTGGTGGTTTGCCCCTCGTTCAAGCGGATGTTCTGATACCCTGCGGGAAGCCACAGATTATCGTACCATTCCACACCATCATAAAGTCCGCCTACAACGGTAAACTTGCACCATAGGCCAAGAAGCCCTGACTTTGCCTGCGCCACCCACGGAGTATCTTGGAGCCCATATTTGGGCGTTTCTACGCTGATGCGAACCATGACCTTGCTCCCGGCAGGAACAGGCCCGTAATTGCGGTTTTTTTGTTCAGATTCCATATTGAAATCAAGCATGGTAGGCGCCCTCCGTGGCGGTTGAGAGTTGTTCATGGAATGCGGCCCATGTCGGGTCGTTTCCGATAAAGATTTCCGGTTCCAGAGGCCAGCGGCTTTTGGCCTGATATGCCGGGCGCTCTGCCGTGTAGATGACGCGGTCGCCGCTTCCGGTGGCCTTTGCCTTTTCTCCTTCCCTCTTTGTGACGCGGGCCTTGTAGTTCAGGAACAGGATCATTTCAGCCCATTCCATCCAGAGTGCCGCACCACGCTTGTGGAGCTTGAGGGAATACCGCTGATACGGATCGGAGTCCGGCGGATCGATGGTCACAGGCACGGCATGAGCGATGGTAACAATGTTCATGTCGCGCAAGGTACGAAGCTTTTCGAGCTTGGCTTGAATTGCCCGCCACACGTCATCAACCTTGACGTATCCCTTACCGTATCCAAAATCCTCAATGTTTTCCTTTCCTTCCTTGGTGCATACGTACTGCCATACAAGCGGCTCCATCCAGTCGAGAGAGTCGATGATCAATGTCTTGAACTGGTGAATCCCGCGCAGTGCGGCTATTGCAGCGTCAAGGTCTTGAAGACTGGTGATGAGATTTGGAAACGTGGGGATGTCCAGTGCGGCGGCCCCGTTCTCCGTCCTGAGTAGGATGGGAGAAGGGAACGTCCCTGCGAACGTTGTCTTTCCGATGCCGGGAACCCCGTAGAGGACAATCTTCATCGGCTGGAATCCTTTGCTGCTTACGATAGCGGAAAGGTCAAAGGGGTTCACGAGTTCGCTTGCGTCGCATCCCAGGAAGCTCGCTGCCTGCACCGCCTGTTCTTGGGTTGTCTGTGCCATTGTTTTTCTCCGGTTAAAGTAAGGCCCCGGAACAACCGGGGCCTTCATTGCATTCTTCGACATCATCTTGCCAACAAGCGGCATCATGTGCCTTGATGAACTCGATTGCCGCCTTGTACGATTTCCCATGTTGAGAATCACCGTGTTCTTCTTCAACCTTCGCCGCAAATTCTTCGAGCGTACCGTAGAAGCAACCACAACGGACATGGATAGTCCGTTCGGTCTTGGTCACATATGTGATTCCCTGTCGGGAACCGATAGGGCCAAAGGACAGAATTTTACCTGTGGCACCCCACAGGTTGGCACCCCGCAGGTCGGCCTTTTCACCGCCTTCTTCATTTTCCAGCCATTTTGCATGACGCTGTAAAACTTCTATTTCTTCTTTCGTGAGTTCGCGCATAATTCCACCTCAATATGTTTTAAAAAGGCCCCTTTTGGGGGCCGTGGTATTCGGGTTCATCGGGAATCGTGCGGTCTACGCTTTCCCTCTCCGCGTCGTACATATCGGCTTCTGGCCTCATCACATCCCCTCTCCTTTTCAAAGCGAGTTCCACCTTTTGCCGGGCACTCAGATGCCCCGCAGCATGATTGCACTCAGCACAGGCGAGAGTCATGTTCCGCAGGTCATCAAGCCCATTTCCGGAAAGTGGAACGATATGTTCTATCGTTGCTGTCTCAAGCGTCAGCGTTGCTCCGCAGTACATGCAGTTCCACCCGTCGCGTTTTGCGATTGAGTTGACCAGCAACCTGCGTCTTGAAGCATTGCGGGGTTTCCGTTCCCTCTTTCCGCCTCCGTTCCAGTTGCGTTTTTTCCGAAAGCACCGGAGAACCTCGAAAGCCCCATTCCTGTCTTTCGTGATTTCCCCGTCAGCGTTCTTGAAGATGATTGCCACGCCGTCTTGGGTGGTAAACCTCAAGACTTCATAGGGATTCATTGGGGCAAGCACTTCCGAACCGTGAGCCAGAAGCCACGATATGAATTGATCAAGTTCGTCTTGGTTCATCACATCCCCCTCACCCATTCGCATGAGCCGATGAAGATCGCCACAACCATGAGGACCACGCCCAACGCCCACGGAGGGGGTGCCAAACGCCCGCGCTGAGGTGGCATTGGGAACCGCTTCTTGCCGGGCGGGGTTACGTACACTTCCTTGATCATGCCGTCGCCTCCGTCTCTCTCAGCCATTGTTCCGCTACCTTGCGCACGCTGGCCTTTCTTGTCGTGTCACGGATACGTTCAAGACGTTCCCGGAGCGTTGTGCCCTTGCGCTTCCCGGTGAGCACAGGATGGCTACGGGTAAAGTCGTCTGCGTGAGATATGGTCATAGTCATATTCATACCTTTTTCTCCTGTGTTGAAGTCTGGATCGGCGTCCCAATCCCGTTTCCAACCCGGATTTTCCGGGCTGGTGCGGGGCTAGGCTCCATACTTTTTTATGTAGCAATCTCTACATAATTATGGAGAATTGTAGGTTATCGATATGTTCGATTCGTCGATATACTGTACGGGATTTGGTTCTTTGCATCCGCATTCTTCGCATCTTCCGGCATAGTGCCGTGGTTTGCCGTACTTTTTCAGTAAGCGGTCCTGTTTTTGCTGGTCACGAAAAATACGCCGCTGCATTCTTTCCATCGCGTTCATTTATTTATCCTTTCCGGTTTGGGCTGTTGATGGTTTTATGCTGGCATCTTAATCAGAGCATGTTCAAATCCTGGCTTGAACCTGCTCTTCCCGTTGTCTGCCCAATACCACCCGCGCGGTGCCGTCATCGCCTTTTCGTTCCTTCTCCAGCCCTCTGGAAGTTTTTCAAGCTTTGCAACTTTTGGGTCGCCTAGCAGCGAAAAAACGTCATGGTTCTTCATGTTGCCTCTCTCCTTTGATTTCCTTGTCTCAACAAAACCCCGGCAGAATCCGGGGTTCAATGAACCAAGGCTATCCATTCCTTCTTCCTTCTCTTCCCCGGCTTGCTTTATCCGCCGGGGGCTCAGGCTTGCCGCTGGTGTCCAGCTTGGGGCCTTCATCGCGCTGATTGTCAAAGAACCGTGCGTCGCTATGAGCTACCAAGCCCTACACAGCGTCGCCGGGAAATCGATTCCGGGGCGCACGCCGAAGTATTCCGGCGTCCATTCGGCATCGTCATCATCCCAAGGTTCAGCCTGAGCCTCTTCTTCGCCGGGAAAGTCGCTGATGTACTGCCGGGCATCTTCGAGGCAGTCGAGATGTTCGATTTCGATTGCTCCGGTTGGTGTCGCGGTCAGAACCGTGCAGGGCGTAGAAAAAGTGGTCATGGCTGTTCTCCTTTTGGCGGGGTTCGTTTCCCGTCTCGTTGAAAACAGAATGCATGAATTTCATTCTATCGTCAAGCATAAAAATGCATGAATTTCATTTTTTATTCCCCAACAAAAAAGCCCGCTTACCGGGCCATGCTGAAAAAAGTTTGCTCAGGGCATGAAAAAAGGCGTCTCAAAGAGGGACGCCTTACTATAGCGCGTTTGCTGTTAAATCTATTCTCTAACCAATCTCATAAGATGACCGATAAATTTATTGGTATCCAAAAAGTAGTTCGGATATGCTCTTTTGATGTCAGCGATGTTACCAGCAGATATGAGCACAACAGATATGTTGGGATCGTCTTTTGTAGCTTTTTCTCTGCTTTTATACAGCTCTTCAGCATATTCTAGTTGATTATTAGAAAAAGGAATGATTGATACATATCCTTTTTTTGCATCCAATATCATTAGGTGGTATCCCTTCGAGCCTTTGGATGTAGTTTCGATTTGATTCGCTGTAAGGGCAATACCTTTTAGTTTACTTGTGATCTGTAACTCTTCTTCAATAGTCGTGAGTTCTTGAATAATATCTTTTCTGTCCTTATCTCTATATTCTTCAAGTATCGGTTGTTTTTCATCTAACGAGAAAAGAGCACTGGATAATTTGAAGAAACGTTTAAATTCCTCACTTCCTTCACCAGTCTTGAAGGAAGATTTTTCAATTATACCCAATGTTTCAACAGCTGTTGCCCATGAATGTTGAAGTTGTGTACGTAGCTGCAATTCAACATGTAGGCCATTTAATTCGGGATGGGTTCGATTGGCGTATTTGAAAACTTGATGTAAACTTCTATATCCATCTTTTTTAGGTTCTTTGATGTAGTCTTTAGGTGGTTTAACTGCTTCATGAGCAAATTTTGCTTTTAAGATACTATCATGAAATTTATATACATCGGAAATTTTATCAAGAACAATGCGTATGCCCCCAATATCCTGCATACTTATTAAGCTCATCTTAGGGAAGCGCTGTAATTTAGTAATGATAGAGGGCATTCGTTTAAGACGCTGAGCGATGATAGGCTTTTGATAACCTTCTCTTTTTACCTTATTTCGAAGGTATGCTTGAAAGGTATTGATTGGATACGAATGTAGCGAACGCCAAGTAGACAACATGTCCACGGCAAAAAGCATATCTTCTTCGGTTGGTTTTTCTTGACGAAGAATTGTTCCGGCTCGTCGAATTGCCGATTTGCTTGGAACGTCAAAAGGTATTACCTCACTCACCTCCATACCTCCTTTTTTACTCAGCCTTTCGGCCTGTGTTTACCCTACCAAAATGTCCTGATTTGGCAATGAAAAGTTAGCCTACTTCCCCGCCGCCTTGACCGCCTTCAACCGTTCTGACGCACGCTTAAGAGTTTCATTAAGCGTCCAGCCCAACGCCTCACTTAAATTCATGATATCGGGCAGTCTAAGCTTCTGCTTATTTCGATATTTTCCGGTTCCTTGCCCTACGAATATAGCTTGAACTTTCGTGCGTTTGCCGACCATGAAGCTGAACGCAATCTTTCCGACAGCTTCATCAGTCAGCCCAAGCTTGTCCTTTTGTTCCTTGAGAACGTCCCGAATCGCTTCCTCAAAATCGTCCATTTCCTGCTGAGATGTGAACATAGGGCTTTTCTCCTTATGCTCTCTGTCTAGCATGGAAATTTCATTTTGTTTCGTTTGGTGTAATTTCATGCTTGACAATTAGAATGAATTTCATACATAGTCAACCCACAGGGCACGCCCAACCGCCCCGCGAAGAAGCGAACAGGAGGGAGTAGGCCACCGCTCAAGGGGCGGCATCACTGGACGGTATTCAGACGGTGGCGGTGATGTCTCATGAAATCCCCCTGAACCACGTAGCGAGTGCCGGGGTGTCCAGAGACGAAAGTGGAGAAGGGACAATCTCGCAAGACGGCGCATCAGCCGGAAAGCTCCAAGGTCACAGCGTGATGTCCGCGTGTGGCTGCCGAAGCGATAGGGACGGCTCCATACCGGAACCTGTCGAGGCAATGTCCTGCCCACGTGTGATAGCGGGTAAGGGCGAGACTTTGCCTTTGCTCCTGAGACTCACCACCCGGAACTCAGGGAAAGCTCAAATGCCTTTCTGCCTTCTGGCTCTAGGCATTTCCTGAACTCTTCGCCTACCGAGAACTAGGGTCAGGGCGGTTCCCGCCCTCTTGCCGGAATGGGGAATAGGCCTCAAACAGGAGATTTTACCCAACTGTTAAGTTTTTCTAACAACTCGTTCTTTGACAATCAGCCCCGGCGAACCCGCCACCGACGCCGCGCCCGGACGTGAACAACGCCGACCGTCGCCGGGGGAACAGGGGGAGGGATTGAGGATTGGATCCTCTCGCGCTTGGAAGGCAGTTTTGACCGGGGCGCGAAACTTAACTTGAATAGGCGCTGCACATAGAAAAATGTCCTTCTGTTGCGTCCTTGGCATTTGAGTATGTCCTGTATTTGAGGCCTTCCCCACTGTGCTGAGGACATCCACAATCCATGTAACCATCT